TTTTTTTGAAGACCACTAAAAGGACTTCACTTAAAACATCACCACAGCAGTACATTTGTACCAAGAAAATTCCGCCTACGAGAAAATCGTAAGCATAAAACTTGTTTTTTACTGTTATCCATGAGGATACGATGTTTCTCGTAAAGTTCTTCTCGAACCTTAATAGGCCAATACGGTGGTGCCGCATTGTTCAATTTAATATAACCCAAATTGCTAAAAGGCGTTAGTAACTTTTTGAAAATAGTAAAGTAAAACTATCCTAATCAATTACGGACTAGGTCGAGTAGTGTAGTACCAAATAGATGGTACATTCACAAAATATAGCAACTGATAATCAGTTCCAACTCCACAATAAACTTCATATGAAAATCTATCGAAGTTCTTTATTGTGGCGTTATTGATGGCTGGTTGATTTATGGTAGCCATCATAAAATCTTTGTTGGAATCGTCAAAAGATGTTCCCAAAAATCTCTGAGTTGGATTAGTATTTGTAAATCTATATCTTGAGTAGAAAGGAGCTTGGACTGAAAGACCAGACTGAGTCTTTTGATTGACTAAACCAGATCCATTTTTCCCAATATTACTTAGTCCATCAAGAACGGCATTAACTTTATCCAATCTTGAACTAAGAGCAGTATATGAAAGACTCAATATACTGTAATTAATGGGTGTATAATAAGATCTACTAACAGATAAATTATCAACTCCTGAAGATGCATTTGTGGAGCAGTTAAAATCATAATTATAACTGCCTCTTTCTCCTACAAAACAAGGTGCGAACATATTAGAAACTAATTCGTTCACATAATTGAAGCTAGAAGTACCAACTCCAATAACTTTATTAGCAGTATCAGTAGATGTTGCTGGTTCGAATCCTGCAAATAATGGTTTACGCGTCAGTAATGGTGTCCATATAGCAGCTGTAGCAGCTACAGCATCAGAAGGCCCAACTAGAGATCTATAAAAACTTCTTCTTCGCATTAAAGCGCGCATAGAAGATATTTTTTCACCCATATATACTGAATGTAAATAATTGGGAGCTTTAATTTCAACATCAGCTATATTACATTCTTTAACAGTTATACTAGTTTCTTCTGATTGAATTTCAAGATATGATCCATAAATTATCTGTTGCGGATCCAAAGGTGCTGCGAAATCTGCATCTTCCATAGAAACTTCAGCATAAACTAGTACATCAGCACTAGAAACAGGAGATGTTTGATTAGTTAGAACTTTCAATATTAATCTTCCATTATGATTATCTTCTGAAAATGTTGCAATAGTAGCTGTGCCACTTGTGATATTAGCTAACTCAGGATTGAAATTAACTTTTAAATGTGAAGTTGGTTGCATAAAAGGTACTTTTATTATAATTTCACTTTCTTCAGCTAAATCAATTACACGACTGTAATTAGTTGTATAATCAAAATCTCCAGTTGATCCATGTACAGGATCCCATAGAACAGCGATTCTACCTCTATGATATTGTGAACATATAAATTTAAATCTATACACCATAGTACCCCTCCAATAATTGAAATTTTTGGCTACAAGAGTCATTGGAGGATGATAACATGGATCAGCAACAGAAGGTATATAGATACCATTTCTACCTAATGACAAATTTGGTGTAACATTTATTACAGATATTATATCTCCTGGAGCATCAGTAGATAGCCAATTTCTTAAAGAGAAAATGTTTTTCTTGCTACACAAATATTGTATCGCTAATTCATCAGTTCCATTTCCTCCAGCTAATCTATTATCTATAGTTAATTCATTTTTTGGATCTAGTGTTAATTTCTCTTGAGGAGTAGATATTTCACTGGAAGAAATACCATGAAAAGGTAAATTTTTAAAACCAGTTACATCATCTATAACAGGCACATTTGTAAATCCAAATATACTTGCAATAGCTGATACACCTCTAGCTCCAATAGATGTAGCTAAGGCATATGGTTTTAAAAGAGGTGGAACTGCTCCAACAGCCATATCCATAACATCTGCTACAGAAGTGGCTAGTGAAGATATTTTTCCAACTTTCTTATACTCATCAGTTTGCAGAGGTAATTCAGATGTAGGTGCCGAAACAACTACATCTTCAGCCCATGCAAAAACTTGCAGTGTAACACTAGTTCCAACTGTGGAATTCGCATTGTATAAGACATCTGTGGAAGAAATTACAAATTCTCCCATAGTTTGGAAATTGCTAGCGGAACCAACTTTTAACCAATTGGCTGGCCAAATAAAAGGTAAAAGCATTTCTCCACCTTGATTTCGTGATGGTAAAATATCTATTCTCTGTCTACAAGAAGCAGCCATAAAAGCTCCAACTGATTGTATAGAATTAAACATAACACCAGGATTATATCCTTGACCAAACATTGGTTGATAAACTCCAATTGCATATCCATAGTAAAAAGGTGAGGCATTAACAACAACTCTTAATTTTAAATTGCAATTGATAAAACCATAATTTTGAATCTTACGTTTTATGCTATCCTTATTAAAATAAAGGAACCATGGTTTTATAATTTCATTAATAGATGAACCTTCAGTCCAGGTTGCTGTATGTATTAAAACAGGTCTTTTTAAAAAATCTGCTAATTGAGCATTAACTGAAAAACCATCTCTAAATGATGGATCAACAATTGGGGGGGCATTAGTCATGGAAATAGGTGTATTATCACCCATTGCCATAATTTCATGATTGTCCTCAGATTTATCTATTTTCTCATTTGACATAAGTATTTGATCCGTTTGAATTGACAGATTGCTTGTCTGACCATTGAACAAACAGTTCTCATGATTATTATTTGAAAAATCTGAATGACCCAATTCAATATCTTTGTGAAAACTCTCACAACAGAAGACGAGTTCTGTGTAGTATTTTTGGCAGCAGTCACAGAGGGTGAAGAAGTTTCCATCATCATTAAGCTCTTTTTTAGAAACTTCAAATCGCGGTGACGCAATTTGTGTCTCTTCTTTATTATTTTGATTGATTTGATTGTATTTGGCAGGTCTTTAATTTTAGAGTCTAATTTAGTTTTATACCCGATAGGCTAAACGACTTGAGATCTTAGTGCATCAACCGACACTTTCCTAAATAGGAATTTTGGGGAACGCCCAGGTAGATGTACACACACAATCCTCTCTATCTGCTTACAGATCTCAATAGCTTCAATAAGTAACTATTGTGTGCGGAGATTTTTTGGTTTCAGTCGGACATAATCTCAAATGCCCCGTTCTTCAAGGTTTAAAGTTTCCTTGAATTTAGTGGCTAATTCATCATACAAAGGAAATGTATTATCTTTAACCCATAGTGAACAATCCAATTCATTCACTAGATCTTTAAGAAGAGTAGATTTCTCCTCAAAAATATCTCTACCGTAAAAGAAATATTCTCCAACGGCAGATTTTATAACTTCAACTATTTGTTCTTGTTGACAAATTGATTTGGATTTTGTCCAAATAGTCAAGCTACGTTGTATAGAATCGTGTTCTATAGGAGGCATATATTCCTCTATTTCTTCGTCCCATCTCCAAGAGCGTTTCAGAAATGAAGCTTCAGAAAGTGAAATATAAGGTACACTAGCTGCTTCTTTATCAGCCATAGTATACACAATACCTATTTCACCCAATTTTTGTTGAATAGTTGTATGATTGAACCAAGGGATTTCTTGAGATATACCCATAATATTATCATCTCCATAAGTCATGAGAGAAACATTGTCTTGAAAAGTTAATGTCTCTTTATTAGGATTTAATAAGTAATAAGCATATCTCATATAAATGGAATTAACCAAACTATTAATTATAACAGTTAAACAATGTCCGGAAGGATTACTACCGTAAAATTGAATTAAATCTCCATTAAAATCTACTAATGGAAAAGCAACATCTTCAGATATACCAAGCATAACTTTAATGTCACTTTCAGTATAATTACCCGAAGCTTGAGCTAAATTAACCAAGATTTTGAAAGCAGCTTGAATAAAAACAGGACTCATTTTCTTATCAAAAGATTGATAGTCACCGGCTACAATTTGATTATCACCAAATTTAGTTAGATATTTATGTAATTCAGTCCATTCACGTGATTGACAAATAGTACCAGGAGCTGCTTCAAAAATATATCTATTTCGTTGAATTACACGGATTAATGATAAATAATATCTACGCATTAATATTGTAAAATCAAAAGGTGCTCCAGTAAAAACTCTAGTTTTTCCTGATTTAGCTTTTTTAAAACTAACTGGTTCATCTTTTAAATGAGCACAGAAATTTGGTTGAACTCTTGATCCATTAAGATAAGTTTGTTCCATATTTTCAACTCTCTCCATGATTTCTTTATCAACTTCAACAGGGTCCATATTTAAACCTCTGGGTGGTATTGCTTTAAGAAAATATTTTTTACTCTTTTTCCATGGATTACCAGCACTAGTGTTTCTGTTAATTTTATCAACATAAGCTACACCAGCTGCTCCATTTATATTAGTAAAATCATCATATTTTTCTATTTTTGACATTTCAATAGGAGATAATTTATCTTTTATGCTCTGAGTAAATTCTTGAACTATTCTATCAACAACAGTATTATTGATATTAGTAACTGGTTTTACCATATCTTCAAGAGCTATCCACCAAGGTTTGTAACCTGACATTTGTGGTCGTGCATGTGTCAACTTATAACCTCTTTCAGACAAATGTTTAAACATAGGAGTAATTTCAACCATAGACTTAGGTTCTACTCTATAACCAGTAAAACTTCCATATACAGTTGCACTACCTTCAGACATATATCTAACAGGAGATTTGAAATGCAAAGATTGAATTTCTCTTTTTGTAGTATTGCTGCTTATATTAGGTATACCATGGTCTATTAGAAATTTATTTTTAAAAAATGATTCTAAAAATTCAAATTTAACACTAATAGCATTTGATGTAGATAAACCTCCAGCAACGTGTATTCCACATATAACAGGACCAGATGGAGTCATCATTATAAGAGGGGAACCACAATCTCCAAAAATTGTTTTATCCAACATTGTACCTTCCCAAATTTTCATAACAGGTTGATTAGGTAAATTTTTCATGCAAATACTTTTTTGTTCAACACGATGTATTCTTTTATTAATTATCTCTCCTTGTTTAGATCGTGTAACTAGAACACAATTACCTCTAGCATTAAAGGAATCTCTGTTAAAAAGACCAATTATTGTTTTAACTGGAGGTAAATTTCTTATTTGAAAAATAACCAAATCCAACTCAGGAAATCTATGGAGTTCCTGAGAATGTATGAAAATATTCATATTATTTGAAACTCCATTAGATTGGGCTCCTCTAATAACTTCAATATTGAATTCATCTTGATCTTTAAAAGCATGGTTATTAGACATATACCAATGTCCACCCAATCCAATTGCATTATTCTGATTAATTACGATTGTTTGTTCATCTATTTGAGTCTTAATAATTAATCTAATACAATTATATTGAAGTCTATCAATAATCTCAGACTCATTATAGTGTTTCCACGATGTTGTTTCTCTTGATAGATCAATCTCAGTTATTTGATAATCATCTTTATACCAAGGATTTTCTCTTTCTCTGTCGGGTTTTGGCTCTCTCATATTATCTTTCATATTATGTGAGTCAGATTGAACTTTCATAATACTAGCATAAAATTTATAAGAACCATAAGCTCCAACTAAAATCGTTAGAGCACTAGCCAAGACAGCTGGATAACCTATATCTCTTTTGACTCTTTCACCAAGTTTATGCATTCTTCTTCTAGTTAATTCTACTTTGTTATTGAATACATACTTGCAAAATTGCATACGAGTCATTTTAAAGAATTTATTATAAATCCAAATGACTAACATCCAAAAAGTGTAATGTCTTAATACTGTGAAAAATTCATCACTTTGGATAAAAGTACAAGAACACAAATGAGAAGGTAAATTACAACAAACATTATATGGAATATCTTTCATTTTACTTATAGAATTAAGTACTTTTGTTTGATTCTCATTATGATCGTTTATTGACTTATTAAACCATATAAGAAATTCTTTTAATGATTTGTTTTCCAGAACTGGAACAAAAGATGCCAATTTTTGTTTACTGTAAATAGATTCAGCAACAACTCTATCAACATTCCATAACCAATAATCTGGATAAGGATCATTTGGATCAACTTTTTTAGAGTCAAGCATTCCATCATCAGTCTGATATTCATCTTTTACCACAGGAGTGATAATAAAAGGAAATCTTCTTTGAACAGCAGATGGATGACTAAAATAATGATAAGCATTTAAATTTTTTGTGTTAGTTGTAGCAACACATAATTTACCTTTATAAGGAGTTCTGCCTTTCATTTCTAGAGATGCTTGATTAGGACAAAATGGTACAGGATTGATTATCTGAATAAATTCAAGAACTGAAGGATCACCTTGACCAGCTATCTTAGGATTCAAAAAAGCAACATCATCTAAAAAAGTTGCCCACATGCTGGTTCGAAAACCATCCCAGAAATCAGCTACAGGATTTCTAGTATATTTGTATTCATCAGTATTGGGTAATTTGTTAACCTTAGCAAAATGGTAAAAGAGTAAATCCTTAATTGTAGATTTACCAATACCAGATTCACCATTAATCAAAATTGAATAAGGTGGTTTTCGTGATTCAGAAGCTTTTCTTAAAGTTAAATGTTCTGTCTGAATCATTTTAAGACTGTTTAACAAATATTTTATAGATGAATATTCAGAAGATGAAGGAGTAGTGTATTTAACTATAGACTCTCCTTTTTCTATATTATCACTCAGTCTCTGCAAAAAATCAAATTCGGTAAAACCATGTGGTTCAGGATCATTAATTAACAAATTTTGTCTTTCCAATAATTTGGCATCATCATACCATTTAGAATAAGTTGTACCAGAGTGAAATATAGGAGATAGTTCTCCGGTTTTCATACATTGAATCCCTCGTTCAAAAACGAAGACCAATGTATCCAAAATACAATATATAAAATTGCTCTTTTTATAATATTTCTTTCTTATAGCTTCAGCTTCCATTTTTGTATAACCTAAGTTATCAAAACTGATACCAAATTTTGATATCATAGAGAAACTTAATGAATACATTAGTATTTTGTATAATTTAAGAAATATTGGTGATCTACAAACATTTTCAAAATTGTTTAAACAATTTCGAGCAACATCAGTTAGACTTTCAAAATCAAGGTATGTTTGTAATTCCATACCTTCATCAAAGCACTCATTTATTTTGAGTTCTCTAACTACATGTTCAAATAGTTTATCGTAATCGCAATTATCTTTATATCTATTTACTGTTTCCAAAATTGTTTGGACTCTAGATGATTGATATGCAGGTTCTGGCATATCAGAAGATGTTGAAGGGATATTTGGTGAGGAAAAAATATTCATAAAATAGTTTAGCACGGAATTGTACAATTCACTATCATTTATTAATTTCACTCCTCTATATTTATCGATAAAATCAATAATGTTAATTAGCATAGAACCTATGCTATTACAACGAGATAAATTATTTATCAGTACATAAAGATCCCAGAATAGACCTTTTAACCATTGGTCAGTTAATAAATTTTTTGCTTGACCTTTTAAAGTATGATATAAAGATCTTAAGTAACATTTGGTAAAACCTTTACCAAATCCACTTATAGCATCATCCCAAAAATCTTCAAAGTCTTCTTTAAGATCTTGAATAAAGATTTCGTTTTGTAAAACAATATCTTCATTGTAATGGGTTGAAATATTTTTACATGCAAATTTTTTAAGTTGTTTTCTGTATTTTTTATGTTGAATATATTTATTTTTATTGATTTTCTTTTGATTGAATGTGTTACCAAAATCTTCAGATGATTCATCATCATCACAAGAAGATTGAGTAATTATCATATCTTTTTTAATTTTTACAGGAATTTGATGTTCACTAATTTTAATTTCCTCGCAGATTACAGAGGTAAAGTAAACAACAGGATTGCAAAATTCTTCAGTTTCAGTATAAGTGATAAGCTGAGTTTCACAAATTTCCTGTGGAACTATTTTATTTCGGCTAAGGAAATAGTTAAAAACTTGTCGAGTTAGAACGAAACGTTTACGTTGAGCTTTAAAAGCTCCAAATCTATCTGGTTTCATTCTTTTAATATCAGATAGAGTCATGACATAAGCTGATTTCTCAGCCTCTTCAGGATTAGATGAAAATGTTGTAACAAGTTCACTTCCTGGAACGATCATATTAGCTGATTGTGATATTAAAATCACAGAACTAATAAGATCATCAACTTTTTGTGCGGCATATGTCATCGCACTTCGTAATTTTTGCCGGGCGTCACCACGGACTTCGCTTCTCTTAAATTCGTTAGTTGTCATCATGATTGAAAAAGAAAAAAGGTTTGTCTATTATTTGCCAAGAATAGACACTCGCGTTCCAGAGTTAACGACGCTGTACCGTATATTTATTTATTGTGATTATAAGACACAACCATAAAGGGTTTTAGTTCTTTTTTATGGATATAAGAACTTCCATGAATAAGAATTAAAGACAGATATTCACTGTCTAAAGGGGTTATCAACTATTGTTTTAGGTGCTAGTTGATGAAACACCGTGTGGCAATCAAAAGGTGTCCCTGTTGGGACTATTGTATTGGCTTAAAGGTAAGCCATATGCATATAGGTCGGAAAATATATATAGGGGTATTAGGCCCTATATATATAATCTTGTGAGCTATATGCATATGGGCCTTGTATAAAAAGCTATACAATATTGACCGAATCTTTTCGATCGCCGTTTGAAATAACCTAAGCAAAACCGACACAGGGTCAAACTGTGTAAGTACTACTAATCTACGTGTATTTCTCTCCAAAATATATATATATAAGGAGAGAAATACACGTAGG